TTATCTTCTTTACATAGTTTCTAAGAATAATATTGCTTTGTTTGATCACATCTCGACCAGTTAGTGTGATTGATCTTGCAATGTCACCGTCTCCCATTTGAGATATTTTATTACCAAAATAACCATAAATCCTGTTAATGAGAATTTTTAAAGTAAATTGACCGATCCACAGCTGATCTACTCTAAGTTTAGTGTCTTTTATCTTTTTTTGTAACTCGGTGCGTAGTTTACTGTCTGTTTCTGTTTCTAATTTTACTCCTAACTGATGTAATTCTTCACGAGCTTCGTTCCATTTTTGTTTTTTTATCACGCGGAGGTCATAAAAGTGATCTGTAATTCTAGGGAAGATTCCTTTAGTTTTTTGTGAGAATAGCTTTTTAGCTCTTGTTACTGCAATTTCATTTTTCTCACACCATTTATTAAAATCTTTGTAAGACATCTCAATATCTTTATTATTAACTGTCTTTACAAAGACCTTACCATTATCTGTGCCAACAATGCTACCGACCTTGGTCTCTGGGCTTAAGTTGAGTGTTACCATCACGCTAGGGTACAGTGAATTTGCGTCGAAAGATATGATGTTTTCCTGGAAACCACGTTTTGGTTCACCAACATATGCTCCTTCATATTTTTCAGATTGAACACCATCCTTTACAAATGTTGGTATAATTCGAGGTGGATCTAGCTTTCGTGCTTCAACAATTGCTCTACCGTTTACAGTGCTAATTGTACCTAGAGCTGCATTAAATGGTGTTAATCCAATGTAAGATAACATACGTGCGAGGTCCATGTACATAAGCTTCTCCTCCAGTCGAACTAGCAATCTAACATCATGTATATTGTAGTCAACAAACTTGTCCCAATCCTCTACAGACAGTGCAGCAAGGTTAGTTTCCCCTATATCTACCTTGCTGTCTCCTAGTTCTATGTGCGCTATGTTATCTAGCTTATAACTGTCTCTCATGCCCATGCTGAAGGTTTTATAGACATCTAAATAGTCAAGCATAGACACCCCCTCTACTACGTATTTTGTAGTGGTCATGCCAAAGTTACCACGATACACTCGCTGGTAAATTGGCTTCATAATTTCATCATGTACTGGAGAAAACAGTCTGGTTGCGTCTTCTCCTAAGAGGTTTCTAACTCGATTTATTACATATGGAACATCGAAAAGTTCACTATTCCATCCTGATAGAATATCTGGACGGTCTTTAACGTAAAAATCTAAAAACCGTTGCAACAAGTCAACTTCATTCTTACAATGCACATATACAACGTCATCTGACTTTGGAGTGTATGCGTTAATTCCCCATGTATAATACATCTGTTTTACTGTATCATATACAGTAATAACATTTATCATATGACTTGCTTCTTCTGGTTTTGGAAACTCATCCGGGGAATATGTTTCAATATCAAAGAACCATATCTTAAGCGGAAATTTAGTAAAATCATCAGATTCATTTACCTGCCAAAACCTATCTATAAGAAATTGCTGATAAGGGGTAATGTTTTCATAAATCTTATGATCGTTTAAATCTTCAATCTTTTTACGGCGATCTAAGTTACTAGTCGCAAGGACTTTTCTAAGTTTAGTTCCATATAAGGATATACCATCATGTCTATTTGAGTTTGTCTCATGATAGAAATATGGCTGATATGGACAATCGGTTTCTATTCTCTCACCGGCTTCGTCCCACGTGTAGAGCCGCATGACTCTTTGGTTGGGTATGTAAGCTAAATTCCTATACACTGATACAAGTATAAGAGATATTTAAAAATAAATCAACTAATTCCATTTTGGAGATTAATTAATTTGCGGTCTTTATCTGCATACGGGAAAGAGTAAAGTTCTGTATAAAAATCAATATTATCCTCCATCCAGCGCTTATCCATATATTTTCTAGCTCTCTTAGCCTCTTTTATATATTTCTTATAATCACTAGTTAGATACTTTATTTTATCAATTAACTCATCACCAGTTTTAAACTTATGAAACGCAGTATCATACGTACATAAGTCTTGACAGATACTAGGAATTCCAAAGGCACAACCTTCAATAAACTTTAAATCACTCTTCGCTTTATTAAAATTACTATCTTCTAATGGTGCATAAAAAACTGTTGCATTAAGGGTACTAATAGCTTTTGGATAGTCTACTAGATTGTTCCACTCATGATATTCAATTTTCTTTTGGGCGACTAAATCTCTCAAACTGAGAGGAAAACCACCAACAAATACCCATTGAAATTTGTCTACAGTTTTACGTATTACATCATTAACATGAAAAAAATCATCTTTTTGTTTGACATTGTTTTCAATATCAAAATGAGCACCACTACCGCAATAAACGACACGTGGCTTGCTTTTGAACTTTTGATAGTTTTCTTTAATTTTGTTAAGATCGTAGTATCTATCCATCCAAAGCCTAGGAATAAAATTAGGTATAACTGTAACATTTTTATTACCAGTTTTTTCTATATAATACTCCTTCATGAAGTTGTTTGTAACTGTAATCTCGTCACAAATTTGCATGATCTCCATGCTTGTTTGTCTGATGCTTGGATCTTCAAATGCAAATCTAAATTTATTATAGAAGGGAATATCTTCTTTAAAGATAAGATCGTCTATTTCATAGATAATCTTAAAATCACACTCTGTTTGTATTTGTTTAAGCCATTTAATATAATTTAATTGAGCCTCAGTTGCCTGTCTTTGTATACGTATAGTCTTAAGACCCTTATAGAAGTTTTTATCTCCTATCATTACGGTACCACCTTGTATATTAGCTTTACCATAACAGTTGAGTAATAGTTCTGGCCATATCATTCTCCAGTGACCACAACCAGAATAATCAGCATAAAAATTTACTCCTCGAGGCAGGTCAGGAGCCGAGTGGGTGATGGATTTACTGGTAACGGTTTGTGGACGTATTTGCGTTATATTACTAAGACCAGTACCTCGCGCAAGCGGATTGTTTATAATAGCCGGACTAAATGGAAGTCGTTGAACATTCGCCTGGAAAGGTGTGATCATTATATAGATTTATTCAGGTATATTATTTAAATCCACTCGTGTAGTAATACCATTCTTCTTTTCTAAAACAACTACATCACCAGTAGCCGCTTTAACAGATTCCTTTCTATGAGATATAATATAAATGCTTTCACTATAAGTATCAATTCGCTCTCTTATAATATTAAGAACGAGCTCTACTCCTTTTTCATCTAAAGAACTATCAAGTAGTTCGTCGAATATAACTATATTATACGCAATATCTCCTTGCAACCTTCTCATGTCCATAAATGTAAATAGTATTGCTAAGTCGATATTTTTTCTTTCAGCACCAGAAAAGTTAAAATACGAACAAGTTTCTCCTTTTTCATTTACAATCTCCTCTTCGAAGTATTCATTAAATCTACATATACAATTTGCATCCATTTTTTGAAGATAGTATAACAATCTATTGTTTAATACATCTAATATCTTCTTTACAATAAATGACTTAACACCTTCTTCTGATAGAATATATTTTACAACATCAAGTGTAGATAGACTTTTATATATTGTATTAGAATCTTTTTCGAGTTCTTGAACTTCTTTTAAATTATTCCTAATTTTATTATCTAGATCTTGTACCTCTATGCTCGTTTCTCTTTTTTGTAAATCTTTTAATTCTTTGTTATTTTTTTCTAAATTTTTGTTTAAATTTTGAATATACGTTTTTGTGAGTTTGTTGTTATTGTTTACTGTTTTAATATTAGAGATATATTCATTAATTTGATTTTGTGCGTTTATATTATTTTGTTTTAGTTCGTTAATACTAACTACTTGCTGATTTAAACTCTCTATATCCTCTTCACAGTTTCTTATATCTTTAAGTATATTATTTTTTTCTTTATTAATATGATTGCGATCACTATTAGTAATCTGATGTAAGCATGTTGGACATACGTCGTCAGATGTGCCAATGTTATTGAGTTTTTTATTATGAAAATCTATTTCAGTTTCATGTCTTGTAATTTTGGTTTTTACATTAGATAGTTGAGTTAATATATTAGTAATTTTTTCATTAATACTCTTAAATTTACTCTTACTCTTTTCAAACAATTCCTTATTAATAGATTTAATTTTAGATTTATTTTCTGTTATTTCCTCTTGTATTGTTTTAACACTCTCTAAGATTTTACTTCTCTGCTCTTTGACATTACTAATGATATTTTCTTTTTGTTCATTTAGTAGTTTGCATATACTATTTGCATGATCAAAATCTTTAGTTATGTGCTCATACTTTTTTTGTACGTCATTATATTCAGCTCGAGCTGATAATAACATTTCAGAGAATATCTCTAAATTAAGTATACCTTCTATAAACTTTCTTTTTTCCACTTTTCGCTGAGCCATGAACGGTAAGGTGGTGTTAAGAGACATTATAACACAGTTTTGAAATACTTCAGGTGAACTGTTAAGAATATTTTTTATTCTTTTATTAGTATTTGGAATAGTACTCTCTGTAAGATCTGTACCGTCTACGTATAGATAACACTTAGTAGGTTTTAGTTTACGAACAATTCTATAATTTTTAGTTTTATTATTTTCATTAACACTAA